GTCAAGTCTATCGGCTTGATGGACGAAGGTGCAGTTGTCCTGTCTCGTTTGACCAACGCCAACGCTTGGTGGGTTCAGACCGACGCTCCTGAGGGCATGAAGCTCTTGATGCGTCGCGCTTTGGAGAAAACCATGGAAGGTGACTTCGAGACTGACTCTATGCGCTACAAAGCGACAGAGCGTTACGACGTCGGCTTTACTGACTGGCGCTCAATGTTCGGCACTCCTGGCGTATAAATAGGCTTCGGGGGGAGCCTCAATCCCCCCATCCATCGTTAGACCTGATCCAACTTTTCAAGAAGGAGATCACCATGCCTCAATTTTCAGATGACCTGTTTTTAGGTTCCGCACAGACTTTCATGGGTACGGGTATCCGACCCTACACTGCAACCGCTATCGGCGGCACAGGCGGTGTTTCCTCTTCAACTCTCACCATCGTTTCTTTGAGCCAAGGCTCTCAGATCGTTGTAGGTATGTATGTTGACGGCTCTAGCGTCACAGACGGAACCTACGTTACGGCTTTTGTCACAGGCACCGGCGGCGCTGGCACCTACACTTTGAATCAAGCGATCAACGTTGCAAATACAACTGCATTAACGATGCACGGCAATATCCCGCTTGAAGACCCTGCCCCTATGGATTTGGGCGTTGGTCCTTTGGGTCGTATCTATGTTTGGGATGTCATTCCTCAAGCCGCAGTCACCAACAACATCGCTGCATCTCAAACCGCTGCTGGCGCTGGCTCAGTCACTTTGACTGCAGGCACCTCTACTAAATCGGTTGTTCGTCAGGACGGCACAACAGTAATCCAACTGGATTGTCCTCGTGCTGTTAAAGTTAACTGCGCAACAACTGCCCGTGCTTTTACAGTTTCAGGCTATGACTATTATGGTCAAGCTATGAGTGAGTTGATCACGGTTGCTGTTGCAGGAACCGCAGTGACCGGCGCAAAAGCCTTCTACCAAATCACAGGGGCTACAATCGCTGGCTCCGCAACTACTGTAGTCATAGGCACAAGCGACAAGTTGGGTTTTCCAGTTCGCGTCACCAACATCGCATATCTCGGTACCGTTAAAAGCAACAACGCTTTGGCGCAAGATGGTGGTGCATTCGTTGTCGCTGACACTGCAACTGCAACATCAGCTACGGGCGACGTTCGCGGCACTTATACCCCTGCAACTGCTTCAGACGGCATTGTTCGCACTGTTGCCGGCATTTTGCTCCCCGCTATCGCCGTTGGTCCTAACGCAACCCGCGTCGGGGCTCTTGGTGTGACTCAAGCCTAAGGAGGGCTATCATGGCTGAATTTAAACCGATGAAAAAAATGGCCGACGGAGGCGCGATGGGCGCTCTGGGCGATCTGGCTGCTATTAAGATGGCAAGCAAGCGAGCGGCTAAGTCTCCTACGGCTAAACCCATGGGCGGTCGCCCCATGCCTGCAACTGCTCGCCCTGCGATGCCTCCTATGGGTGGCGGCATGCCTGCTTCTGCTCCTCCTATGGGTGGCGGTATGCCTAGCATGAAAGAGGGCGGCTCTTTTGAGGGCTCGGCAAAAGACGAAACTCAAGACAAGAAGCTTGCTAAAAAACGCGGCATGTCTATGAAAGAGTGGGAAGGCTCTTCCATGGACAAAAAACATGACTCTCAACAGTCTATGAAAGGGCTGAAGATGGGCGGCAAAGCCTGTTACGCTGACGGCGGTAAAGTCATGAAAAGTGATATGAAGAACTCAGAAATGAGTCCTGAAAAAATGCCTCAAGGTAAAAAAGCTCCATCCGCTCCAGTCAAAATCAACTCTTTGTCTGGTACATTTAAGCGTGGCGGAAGCGCCAAGAAGTAAACGGTGGGGGCTTCGGCTCCCACCTTTTTAAGGAATAAACATGGCTATCACCGCTACATCACAAACGATATTTGATGGTGAAAGAGTCGCCATCATGAAGTTTTACGCGACAATGAGCGCAACTGAAAACGAGTCCGCTGTTGTTAAAGTCAACCCCTCAACTCTAAACCCCTCGGTTATAAGTGGAGCTTGCGATGGTGTGAGCATCTTAAAAGTAACTGCTTTAACGCATGGGCTTGAAGTACAGATGAACTGGGTGGCTACGGCTCCAGTTGTAATTGAAACTGTCCCGCAAAACAGTCAGTACACTCAAGATTACTCCAACATCGGCGGTTTGACAAATAACGCTGGAGCAGGTAAAACTGGCTCAATTTCGTTTACTACGTTTGATGGGTCTGCAGGAGATGCGTACACAGTAGTGCTTGAGTTGCAAAAACATTACGCAGGTGCATAATGCCAAGCAAATCAGCAGCTCAACACAAATTGATGGAAGCCGTAGCGCATAATCCTGGGTTTGCCAAAAAAGTAGGCATTTCTCAAAGCGTAGGTAAAGACTTTGCTAAAGCTGATGAGAAAAAACATTTTAAACACGGAGGTTTGTATGACAATATCAATGCAAAGCGTGAAAGAATCGCTGCTGGGTCTGGTGAAAAAATGCGTAGTCCTGGTGACAAAGGTGCTCCAACAGCTAAAGACTTTCGTGACTCGGCAAAAACCGCAAAATTGAAAAAAGGCAACGATGGAATTGTCCTGGCTGGTAAGGAATAAAAATGGCATACTCTGGAACCTCAGGTCAAACTGTAATCAACGTTCAGACGCTGATTGACCACGGAGCTCGCCGGTGTGGTAAATTGGCTGAAGAACTGACCTCTGAGCAGCAAATATCAGCCAGAGAATCGCTTTTCTTTTTGTTGGCAAACCTAGGCAACATCGGTATCAATTACTGGGCAATTAACAAGACCGTGATCGGCTTAAACCCAGATCAGTACATCTACACGCTGCCTGATGGATCTATTGATGTATTGAATGCTCTGTACCGTACGTTGACTCGTCCTTCTGGTACGTACTCATCCTCAGCCGGTGGAGTTGTCGCAAATGTAGCAGATGGAAACACTGATACGTATTGCCAGCAAAGCGCAGCGGCAGGAAGGATTGCAGTGAATTATGGAGCTAGCAACAGCCAATATATCGGCTCTATTGGAGTGATGCCCTATGTTGCTGGTGGCGGCTCTACCTCTTGGACTTTTTCGTTTGAATACAGTTCTGACAACGTAACGTGGAACACGTTAAATAACGTAGGTACGGTGACTGTAACTGATAAGCAGTGGATATGGACTGATATTGATCCTGGACAGAACGTTCAATACTACCGGATAAAAGCAGGACCCACAACGACGCTGGCAATTCGTGAGTTGTATTTTGGAAACAACAGCACTGAGATACCGATGGCGCGGTTGAATCGTGATGACTACACCAACTTGCCGAATAAAAACTTTACAGCCAATAACCCGTACCAGTACTGGTTCAACCGAACTATACCAAACCCAGGACTGTACCTGTGGCCAACCCCTTCTGATGCTTTTGTCCAAGCTACTGTATGGTACTCTAGGCAGATCATGGACGTAGGAGCTTTGACAAATGAGCTAGAAGTTCCGCAACGCTGGTATGAAGCCGTAGTGATGATGCTGTCCCACAGAATGTCTCTCGAGCTACCCAATGTGCCTCTCGGGCGCGTGACGTATCTAGAAAATCAAGCTGAAAAATACCTGTTTATTGCTGAGCAGGAAGAGCGCGATAAGTCTCCAATGTACTTTGCGCCAAACATATCGGTATATACAGGATGATATATGCCAAGATTTCTTGATACTCTAGGAAACTCCTCGCTGGCAATCGCGATTTGTGATCGCTGCCGGATGAAGCGAGCCTACTCCACGATGAGTAATGACACCAATTTTCCTGGGCTTTTTGTATGCAGCGAAGGCTGCAAAGATCAAAAAGACCCATATCGCTTGCCGGCAAGGCAGACTGAAAAAATTGTCCTAAAATCTCCAAGACCAGATCTAGATTTGACAGGGCATGATGACCAGTCTCCTTTGTACGAAGGCAAGTACGGACCTACCTAAAGGACAACCATGGCACAGTCAGGCTATACCCCTCTAATTGTATACAGCAGCGGCACTGCAACAAACGTCCCTTTGGCCGGCAATCTCGCGTATGGAGAACTGGCGCTCAACTACGCTGATGGTAAAATCTTTTACAAGAACTCTAGCGGCGTAGTTACGCAGTTTGTAACAGGTGTAACCTCGTTTCAGACATCATTGTCTGGGTTGACACCTAGCACCAGCAGCACTGGAGCAATTACGCTGGCCGGTACCTTAGGAGCTACATCTGGAGGTACGGGACTTGCTACATACGCAACAGGCGATTTAATCTACGCGTCGGCTACAAACACGCTATCAAAACTGGCAATCGGTACAAATGGCTATGTGCTCACCATCGCAGCGGGTGTACCCACTTGGACTGCTGGATCATCAGCTGGAGTGTCTTCATTCCAGACTTCTTTATCAGGATTGACTCCTTCTACAGCCACAACCGGCGCGGTGACTCTTGCAGGCACTTTGGGAGCCACCTCAGGCGGTACAGGGTTTTCAACATACGCAACAGGCGATCTTGTTTACGCTTCTGCTACCAATACTCTATCAAAACTCACGGCTGGCACAAACGGCTACGTGCTGACTCTTGCAGCCGGTGTTCCAACATGGGCAGCGTCTACAGGCGGCGTAACGTCTTTCAATGCTGGAACCACCGGCTTCACACCTAATACTGCAAGCACCGGCGCCATCACGCTCGCGGGAACTCTTGCAGCTACTAACGGCGGTACAGGCCAGAGTTTATACACAGTTGGTGATATACTTTATGCTTCTACAACTACTGCGCTTTCAAAGCTAACTGCAGGAACTGCGAGTTATGTTTTGACTTCAGGCGGAGCAGGTACAGCTCCTAGTTGGGCTGCGCATGTTACATCTTTTCAAACTTCACTATCTGGTCTTACCCCTGCAACTTCCTTGACTGGGGCAATTACCCTAGCAGGCACACTCGGCGCTACTTCCGGCGGTACTGCTCAAACGACTTATGCTACTGGAGATATCTTATACGCCTCGGCATCTAACACGCTGTCAAAACTGACCGTTGGCACAAGCGGCCAGTACCTTACCGTATCGGTAGGCGGCGTACCGTCTTGGACAACTGCAGTAGCATCTGGAGTGAGCTCATTCAGCGCAGGCACAACGGGTTTTACACCTAGCACTGCCACAACTGGAGCGGTTGTGTTGGCTGGAACTTTGATCACAAGCAACGGCGGTACTGGGTTGGCGGCTTACACAGCGGGTGATACGTTGTATTACGCAGCTGGAACGTTGTTGTCTAAATTGGCCATAGGTACCGCATATCAGATCAAGGCCGTCAACGCAGGAGCCACCGCACCTTCATGGCAGGGTTTATCTTCACTGATCGACAATGCGCTTACAGCCTCTACGCAAGGCTCAGTGCTCTACCGTAATGCAACCGGCTGGGTAGCTCTAGGTCCTGGAACTAATGGCTACGTGCTCACATCTGGAGGTGCGGCGGCAAACCCTGCGTGGGCAGCTTCCGGCGCGGGAGGCGGTGTATCTACAATTTCATTCGGCAGCACTGGACTAACCCCATCAACAGCGAGTTCAGGAATCGTAACTGTAGCAGGCACTCTTATCAG